AGAAAATACTATAAAATTTGGTATTCATGAGTGAGATGTTAGATACATCTTTTTTGATTATTTACACACATCAATGAAAATATTAAGTGAAGTAACTTCTAAAACAGGTATAAAAGGATTAAGAGAGGATAATGTTTTGTTTATGATTTCAATTAAATTAAAAGATATATGTAATGAATATGGAGTTTTTATTCTTACAGCTACTCAACTTAATGCGGATTACACTACCGCTCAACAATATGACCAAAATTTATTGCGTGGTGCAAAATCAATAGCTGATAAAATAGATTGTGGTTTAATTATGTTAAAAACAAGTAAAGAAGATAAAGAGGCATTAAGAGAGGTTATAGCTAGATTTAAATTTGAAGAACCGGTAATTAAAATTTCAGTATATAAAAATCGTAGAGGTCAATATAAAGATATTTTACTATGGTGTAAAGCAAACCAAGGAACATGTCGTGTTATACCTATGTTCTGTACTGACTATAACTATCAACTTGTAAACCTTCCAGATTTCAAAATAAACGTAAATCCAAAATTGCAGGTTTCAGCATTTTAAAGAGGTGCTTTATGGGAAAATTTATAGATTTAACAAATAAACGTTTTGGTTGTTTAACTGTAATACAACAACTACCAGAAAGAAAAAATAATAATATTATTTGAAAATGCTTATGCGATTGTGGAAATTACAATAATGTACCAGGAAATCATTTAAGATCTGGACATACAACGTCTTGTGGATGTCAACAGGGAAAACGTCCATTTGAAGATTTAACAAATAAAAAATTTGGTAAATTAACAGTAGTCAATTTAAATGGAAAATCATCAAATGGACATCTAATGTGAAAATGTATTTGTGAATGTGGCAATAGTACGATAGTAGATAGTACAAGTTTAAGATCAGGACACTCTCAATCTTGTGGATGTCTAAAATCTCATGGAGAACAAAAAATTATTCAACTATTAAAAAATAATAATATTCCTTTTGAAACTCAAAAAACTTTTAATGAATGTAGATTTAAAAATACAAATAGATTAGCAAAATTTGATTTTTATGTAAATAATAAATATTTAATTGAATATGATGGAATTCAACATTTTGAATATAAAGGAACAAGTTGAAATACTAAACATCAATTAAAGATAATTCAAGAAAGAGATGAACAAAAAAATATATGATGTAAAAATAATAATATCCCACTTATTAGAATTCCATATATTCACTTTAATGATTTATGTCTTGAAGATTTATTATTAGAAACTAGTAAATATATTATAAATTAGATAAGTGCTTTTTAATTTGATAATATATATAAATAATGATATGATATAATTATAATAAGAAGGTGAATTTATGGATAATTTAAAAGAATGGTCTGAAAGTATAAAAAATAGTCTGACAATAGAACAAATAAAAGATTTATTATATGCCCTTGGCGGAGATCCGCAGTTAAAAGAAGATTATATTATATCTAGAACAATTTGTCATGGTGGTCATCAGCATAAATTATTTTATTATGATAATACAAAATTATTTAGATGTTATACTGAATGTTCTGACACTTTTGATATATATGATTTAATTATAAAAAATAAAAAAAATGAAGGTATTGATTTTACATTATATAAAGCTATTCAATTTGTAATTACTTTTTTTAATTTGACAATTTCTACTAAAAATTTTTCATTTGACAATAAAGAAATAAGTGATTGGCAAATTCTTAATAAATATGAACAAAATAGTTCTCAAGAAAAGCAAGAAAAAATTATTGAGTTTAAATTTTATGATGATAAAATTTTAAAATATTTACCAAGACCAAAAATACCTATGTGGTTGAGAGAAGGTATATCACAAGAGGCCATGAATAATTGCGGGATTGCATTCGATCCAGTTTCATGGGGAATAGTAATTCCGCATTATAATATAGATGGAAAGTTAATTGGTATTAGAGAAAGAACTTTAATTAAAGAAGAAGAAAACAATGGTAAATATAAACCTGCAATACTAAATTATCAAATGTATAATCATCCGCTAGGTTTTAATTTATATAATTTAAACAATAGTAAAAATAATATAAGAAAAATAAAAAAAGCAATTATATTTGAGGGCGAAAAAAGTTGTTTATTATATCAGTCCTATTTTGGTATAGATAATGATATAAGTGTTGCTGTATGCGGAAGTAATTTAACGAATTATCAGGTTCAACTTTTAAAGTCATTAGATGTAGAAGAAATAGTTATTGCTTTTGATAAACAATTTAAAGAGATAGGCGATAATGAATTTAAAGGTTGGGTTAAAAAACTTAAAGATATAAATAAAAAATTTAGTTCAATTATCTCAATTTCATTCGCATTTGATAAATGAAATTTATTAGGCTATAAAGACTCGCCTATTGATTGTCGGACCTGAAATTTTTATGCAACTTTTTGAAAGGAGAATAATGATATAATGAATATAGGTATAAAAATTATATTAATATGAATAAGTTATGGAATTGGATATTGATTAGGATATTATTTATTTCCAAAAATTTATGATTTCATAGATAAAAAGAAAAATAAAACAAAGGAGTAAATAAAATGGATGAAAAAATAAAAGAATATCGAACTAAAAATCAAAAATGTAAATGATGCAAATATTATAAATATGAAAGTCCTTCAACCAAAAATCCTTGAATAGGATGTCCAGATTATGAAATGTGTATTTTAAAAGATAAAATAATTCATTTTACAAATAAAAGAAATTTATGCTTATATTATGAACTTAAGAAGGAGAGAATATAATGAAAAAAGAGATTATTGGTTATAAAGATTTTCAAGATGATTCAGAATATATATGTCCAGTATGCGGTGAACCATCTTTAATATACGAATATATTCCAAAAATATTCAGACATTCATATCGCAAATATGAATGTAATATTTGTGGTTGTATTTGAAAAATAGAAATGCCATGATAGAAAAGGAGATAAATAATGAAATATAAATTAATAAATCCAATTAATAAGAGTTACTCAACAATACAAACAATATTAACAAATAGACATATACCATTAGAAGAGGTAGAACATTATCTAAATACAACAGATACGGATATTAATAAACCTGAAGCATTTGGTCAAAGTTGTTTAAAAGCAGCTGCACAATGCCTAATAACTCATATTTCAGCAAAACATAATGCCTTAGTAATTGTAGATTGCGACTGTGATGGTTTTACATCTGCCGCATTATTAATTAATTATCTTCATGATTTAGTTCCAAGTTGGGTAGAAACAAATTTGAAATGGTGAGTTCATGAAGGTAAACAGCATGGATTAAATGACTGTATGGATTATATTAATTCAAATGATTTTGATTTAATATTAGTTCCAGATGCTGGATCTAATGATTATGAAGCGCATGCTACATTAAAAGCATTAGGAAAAGATATTATTATATTAGATCACCATTTAGCTGATAAAATTAGTGATGATGCTATTGTTATTAACAATCAATTATCAGAATATCCAAATAAAGATTTATCTGGTGTTGGTGTTGTATATCAATTTTGTAGATATATAGATGAAAAAATGAAAACTAATTTTGCAGATTATTATTTAGACTTGGTAGCATTAGGTCTTACAGGTGACATGATGTCTTTAACATCAATAGAAACAAAACATTTAATTATGAAAGGCTTTGAACCTGAAAATATTCATAATCCATATATTTATGAAATGTGGCAAAAAAATAAATTTAAGTTAGGTGAACATATAACCTCAATAGATGCAGCGTTTTATATAGTACCTATGATTAATGCAGTTCAACGTAGCGGAGAATTAGAAGAAAAAGAAATTTTATTTAAATCAATGTTAAAACATGAAGCTTTTCAAATGATAGAATCTAATAAAAGAGGTCATAAGCCAGGTGAAATGGAAAGACTTGTAGACCAAGCAATTCGTATGTCTACTAATGTAAAAAATAGACAAACAAGAGAGCAAGACAAAATGATGGAAAGTTTAGAATATTTAATTGAAGATTTAAACTTACTAGAACATAAAGTCATATTATTTACTTTTAATGAAAAAGAGTTAAATAGAAATATAGCTGGTTTAATAGCAAATAAAATAGCTAATAAATATCAAAGACCTTGTTGTATATTATCAGAAGGAATAGACCAAGAAAGTGGGGAAGTATTGTATCAAGGAAGTGCAAGGGGTTATGAAGCAACAGGTGTAACAAATTTTAAAACCATATGTGAGAAAGCTGGAGCTAAATGATGCCAGGGTTAGTAATATGGCCCTTAAACCTTTTACCATTCACCGATGGGGTAATTTATTAAAAAATGACATTTTAGGACATTTTTAATTAAATTGCTAACGAGAAAACCTAAGTATATATAGAGGATATATGTATATGGCAATCTCGTGGGAAGATTAAAATATTAATAATATATCCTTAAAAAAGGAGGATATAAAACAATGGAAAAATATATTTATAAAATAACTAATTTAATTAATGGAAAAAGTTATATAGGTCAAACAAATGATTATAAAAGAAGATTTAGAGAACATCGAGAAAAAAATTATGAAGAATCAGATAAATTGTTATATAAAGCGTTTGATAAGTATGGAATAAAAAATTTTTCTTTTGAAGTTATAGAAGATAAAACTTCCAATTATAATGATAGAGAAAAATATTGAATCAAATATTATCATACTTATATCCATGATCCAGAAGCAAATGGATATAATATGACAGAAGGAGGAGAAGAGCCTCCAGTTAATAAAAAAGAAAACTCTCCATTTGCAATGCATTCTCAAGAAGATGTGAATAAAGTTGTTGATTTAATTATGAATACTAAATTGCAATTTAAAGAAATTGCAAAGCTTACAAATTATGAACATACTACAATAGAAAGAATTAATTATGGAAAATTATGGCATAATGAAAAATTAGCCTATCCATTAAGAAAAGAATCTTCAAGAGAATATCAAAAACAAAGAGCTTTAAATATAATCGATGATTTACTAAATACTAATTTAACACAAAAACAAATTGCAGAAAAATACGGATGTGGTAGAACTACTGTCACTGCAATTAATAATGGACAGAATCATAAACAGGATAATTTAATCTATCCATTAAGAAAAAATTAATATTTTAATAACCTGTATCGACTATCCTGGGTTAGACCGGGAGTACCTCCTCTATTGGTACGAGGCGGGAAATGGGGTTCTTAGATTTTATATCTAAGTAAGAAATAGTCAGAGCCATTAGAAATAATGGAATTAACTCGCACGAAAATGCATTTGGAATGTGTTTATCATCAGATCAGATTGAAGAATTTTTAACTAAGACTGATACTGTATTAGCAGATATTTCCGCAGAACCTATATACTATGTAGACTATGTTTATAATGGGGCAGATGTTCAAGCAAACGATATTCTTACTATTGCTAATTTAAATAATTTATGAGGCAAGGATTTTGACGAAGCTCTTGTTGCAATAGAAAATTTAAAAATTAGTAAAGATATGATAACAGTATATAGAAAAACAGGAAATACATTAAAAATATCTTTACCAAATAAAATAAGTTTAATGAAATTTAATGCAACTGATGAAGAGTGCTTTAAATTAGAAAATTTTGAAGGAGCATATTTATCATTAAATATTGTAGGTAAATGCAATCAAAATGAATGAATGGGTAATGTATCTCCTCAAATTTTTATTCTTGACTATGAAATTACTGGTTCAGGAAAATATTTATTTTAATTGATTTTATTAAATAAAAATGATATAATATAAATATGGAGAGATAAAAATGGATAATAATATAAATAATAATGGCTTTGGTTTAATAGATATTTTAACTGTAATTAGTTTTATGGCTCAAATGAAAAATATGAATGATGATGAAATAACAAATTTAAAAAATAGTTCAATTATAAAAGCAGTTGCTAATGAGATAGATAAATTGCACAAAGAAAATGACGATATAATTAATCATTTGAAAAAAATAGATAAAGATGAAGAGAAATTATTAGATAGGTTAGATATAATTATAGATTTGTTAAGAAGGAGGTTGTAAATGGAACTTAATGAAAAACAAAAGCAAGGTTTAGAATTAGCAGTAGATAGATATATAAAAAAAGAAAAATATACTGTGATAGCTGGATATGCACGGAACGCGGAAAATCAACATTAGTTAAATTTATAGTCTCTGCACTTCCAAATATAAACATAGATAATGATATTATATACACATCCTTTACTGGAAAAGCAACTCAAGTTTTACAAAAAAAAGGAAACAAAAACGTAAGCACTTTACATAAATTATTATTTGAAAGTATCCCTAAACCAGATGGAACTTTTTTTAGAAAACCAGTAGATGATATACCTTATAAAATTGTTATAGTTGATGAGTGTAGTATGGTACCAAAAGACCTTCTTCAAAGATTAATTAAGTATAATGTTCATATTATATGTTTGCGGTGATCCGGGTCAATTACCACCGATAAATAAAGATGAAGATAATCATTTATTAGATAATCCACATATTTTCTTAGATGAAATTATGCGTCAAGAAGCTGAAAATGAAATAATTAATTTAACTATGGATATTAGAAATGGAAAACCATTAAATCATTATGTTGGAAAAGAGATACAAATATTAGATAAAGAAGAGTTAACAACAGGAATGTTGTTATGGGCGGACCAAATTATTTGTTCTACAAATGCCACTAGAATAGCTCTAAATAATCAAATGAGAGAATTATTAGGAAGAGAAGGAGAGCCACAAGATGGAGATAAAGTTATTTGTTTAAAGAATAATTGGGATATATATTCAATTAATGATAACCCATTAGTAAATGGAACTATTGGTTATCTAAAAGATAGTTTTAGTACATATATTAATTTACCAAGTAAAATAACTGGAAATGGGAAATCTAAAAAATTAGATATATTAAATGCAACTTTTATTTCTGATACTGATGATGATTATGGAAATCTTGATATGGACAAAAAATTAATATTAACTGGAGAACCTCGGTTTAGATTGGAAAACTAGCTACAAGATGGGAAAGAGTATATTTTTTAAAGACAAAATCCCGAATCAATTTACTTATGGATATGCTATTACATGTCACAAAAGCCAAGGCTCAGAGTGGGATAATGTTTTAGTTATTGAAGAAGGATTCCCTTTTGATAAAGAAGAGCATAGGCGCTGGTTATATACGGCGGCAACAAGAGCTGCTAAAAAATTAGTAATTATTAGAAAGGATTAATATTATGAAAATTTTTATACCAGAAATTTTATCTTTTATAGGAGAACAACTTACAGAAGAAAATCTTGAAAATTTTAAAAATTTAGTATCTAAAGGTTGAGGAAGTAGATTTACTACTGCATATACTGGAGATAGCTTATCATATGTATCTTTCTATTGAGGAGATTGTGATTACCCAGACTATGTAGAAGTTAAAATTAATCAATATTTTTTATTTAATGAGGAAGATGAAAATCAATACTTAGTAATAGATAAATTAGAAAATAATTGGAGAATAGGAGTGAAAAAATAAATGAAAAGAGATTTAAAATTTAGAGAGCAATTAAAAGAAGGTATTGCTAAAAAAATATTAAACACAGAGGTAAAGAATAAAGAACAACAAATAGAAAAATGTGATTTAGGATTGAGATTATTAAAATTTTTTCAATTTGAAGAAGATACAGAGTTTGAAAAGATATTCGATGAGTTCTGTAAAAAGAAAACAAAAGAAGAAAAGTATATTGTAGAAAAGGAAGAAAAATAATGAAAACTTATAATAAAAAAGGTTTATATAATAGTTATGATAAAAAACATAAAGAACGTGATACTTTAGATTATTATTCTACACCAAAAGAGGAAGTTACTAATATATTAAATCAACTAGAATTAGATTTAACAAACAAAATTATATTAGAACCTTGTTGCGGAGGCCGGTCATATGTATCAAGGCATCCAGAATTATATAGCTCAACATCCAGATAATTATCCAGATGCAATTATAGCAACTGATGTTCAGGAACGCGCATCCTCAATCGAGTTTCCGCATGAAGTAGGAGAGAAATATGATTTCTTAAGTGATAACTATGAATTGCCTATTGATACACATATAGATTATATTATAATGAATCCACCTTATTCAACAATTGAACCATTTACAATTAGAGCATTAGAAATTGCTGAAGAAGGAGTATTGATGCTAGGTAGATTACAATTTCTTGAAGGAAAAGGAAGATACGAAAATATATTAAAAGATAATCCACCTACCGATATATATGTATATGTAGATAGGATTAAATGTTATAAAAATGGTGATGAAAGCGATAATTCATCATCAGCACAAGCTTATGCATGGTTCTATTGAGATTTAACAAATAAAGAACAAACATTTCCGCAATTACACTGGATTCGTAGAGCAGAGTAACATTTGATTTTATATTAAAAATATAATATAATATAATATAATAAAGAGGTGAAAAATATATGAATAACTATGAAAATTTTTTAACCTATATTATAAATAAGTATGGAATTCAACAACAAGATATTGTTTGTATAGAAGAATTGTCTGAGTTACAAAAAGAATTGACAAAGTCTTTAAGAGGAAAAGAAAATCGTCAAAATATTATAGAAGAAATAGCTCATTGTTATATATCTATTGATATGATAAAAAAAACACATAATATAAGTATGAATGAAATAGATAAAGAAATAAAGAAAAAAATAAATGAATATAAAAAATAAAAAAGGAGGGATAACATGAACTGGAGTAAAAGGTTTGAAATTCACTCTCATACAATGTATTCAAATTTACGTCTTCTTGATTGTATTAATCGCCCTAAAGATTTAATTAATCGAGCTATTAAATTAGGACTTGCAGGTATTGCAATTACAGACCACGAATGTATCAGTTCGCATCCTGAAATAAATTTTTATCAAAAGGAAATAGAAAAAGAGAATCCTGATTTTAAAATAGCATTAGGTAATGAAATATATTTAACTAACACTAGAGATATGGGACAAAAGTATTATCATTTTATTTTGATAGCAAAAAATAAAGAAGGTCATAGAGCATTAAGAGAATTATCTTCAAGAGCTTGGATGAATAGTTATTGGGATAGAGGTCTTGAGAGAGTTCCAACTTTAAAAAGTGATATTGAAGAAATATTAAGAAAATATCCAAATAGTTTAATAGGAACAACTGCTTGTTTAGGTGGAGAATTAAGTGTTAATACTTTAGCATTAATTAACGCAGAAAAAACAGGGGATAAAAATGGTGCGGAAACCGCACATAATAATATAGTAGATTTTTTATTATGGTGCAAAGAGGTGTTTGGAGAGGATAACTTTTATATAGAATGTGCACCTGCAACAAGTCGTGAACAAATATTAGTTAATAAAAGATTTCCTGCTATTGCAAAAGCATTTGGATTAAAAATGGTTATAGGTTCAGATGCACATTATCTTAAAAAAGAAGATAGATATGTTCATAAAGCATATCTAAATAGTAAATTTGGAGAAAGAGAAGTAGATGATTTTTATGAATTTGCTTATCTTCAAGATAATGAAGAAATAAAAGAAAATTTATATGCATCAGACTTTGATGACAAGTTTATAAATGAAATGTTTAAAAATAGTTATGGAATATGGGAAAAAATTGAAAAATTTAGCTTAGCACATAATCAAACTATTCCAAAAGTAGAAGTAAAAGATTATCCTAAAAAAGATGAATTAAAAGAATATCCAATATTAAATAAAATGTATCAATCAGAAGATAAAGTTAATAGATATTGGATAAATAAATGTGTAAATAGATTAGAAAAATTAAATTTAAAAAATAAAGAATATTTAGATAGATTGCAAGAAGAAGCTGATATTAAATATACAATTAGTGAAAAATTAGGAACTAATATGTTTAGTTATCCAGTTACTCTTGAACATTATGTTAATTTATTCTGGGAATGTGGAAGTATTGTTGGCGCAGGCCGTGGCTCAAGTTGTTCAGGTTTAAATCATTATTTATTAGGTATAACTCAACTTGATCCTATTAAATGGAACTTGCCATTTTGGAGATATTTGAATAAAGAAAGAGTTGAGTTAGGAGATATAGATTTAGATTTATGTCCAAGTAAAAGACCAAAGATTTTAAATGAAATTAAAAAAGAAAGAGGTCAAAACTTTAATAAAGATATTGATGAATTAAGTAAAAAGAATTTAGGTTGTACTTTAATTGCAACTTTTGGAACTGAAGGTACTCGTTCAACAATTTTAACTGCTTGCCGCGGATATAGATCTGAAGATTATCCTGATGGTATTGATGTTGATACAGCTCAATATTTAAGTTCATTGATTCCTAGCGAACGTGGCTTTTTATGGTCATTAAATGATGTAATTAATGGTAATGAGGATAAAGGTAGAAAGCCAAATAAAATATTTATTAATGAAATTAATCAATATCCTGGATTATTAGAAATTATGCAAGGTATTGAAGGATTGGTTAACAAAAGAAGCTCACACGCCTCAGGAGTAATATTGTTTGATGAAGATCCATATGAGTTTGGTTCTTTTATGAGAACTCCAAAAGGAGAAGTTATCACAGCTTATGATTTACATATGTGTGAAGCTTGTGGTATGACAAAATATGATTTTTTAGTAACAGAAGTTCAAGATAAACTATGTGAAGCAATTAGATTATTACAAGAATATAATGAAATAGATAGTTCTTTGACATTAAGAGAAGTTTATGATAAATATTTTCATCCAAGTATATTACCTATTGATAATCAAGATATTTGGAAAGTTCTTCAAGAGAATAGTGTATTAAATATCTTTCAATTTGATAGTGAAGTTGGTTCACAAGCAGCAAAGAAAATTAAACCTACATCTATGTTAGAAATGGCGGATGCTAATGGATTAATGAGATTAATGACTGCGGAAAAAGGACAAGAAACTCCAATGGAAAAATATATTAGATTTAAAGATGATATATCTTTATGGTATAAAGAAATGAGAGAATATGGTTTAACTCAAGCTGAACAAAAAGTTTTAGAACCATATTTTAAAACTTCATATGGAGTTCCGCCAAGTCAAGAACAATTAATGAGAATGTTAATGGATGAAAATATATGTAATTTTACTTTAGCAGAAGCAAACGCCGCACGTAAAGTTGTAGGTAAAAAGCAAATGAGTAAAATTCCAGAATTAAAAGAAAAAGTTTTAAAACAAGCAAAATCATCATGCTTAGGAAATTATGTATGGAAATGCGGAATAGGTCCTCAAATGGGATATTCATTTAGTGTTATTCATGCTCTTGCATATTCTTTTATTGGATTTCAAACGATGTTTATAGCAACTAATTGGAATCCTATATATTGGAACACAGCATGTTTAATTGTTAATAGTGGTGGACTTGAAGAAGATAGTGATTTTGAAGAAGATGAAGATGGTTTTATAGTGCAAAAGAAAGAAAAAGCAACTGATTATGGTAAGATAGCTAAAGCTATTGGAGATATAATGTCAAGAGGAATTAAAGTTAGCTTAGTAGATATAAATAAATCAAGTTATAGTTTTAAACCTGATAAAGAAAATAATGAAATATTATTTGGTATGAAAGCATTAAGTAATATTAATGGACCAACAATAGAACAGATTATTAATCATAGACCTTATGCAGGAATAGCTGATTTTATGGCAAAATGTCCTTTAAATAAAAGTGCAATGTTTAGTTTAATAAAAGCTGGTGCATTTGATAAATTAGAAAAGAACTGGGCTAATGAACTTCATACTAATGCACGTAATGTAACAATGATATATTATATATCTAAAGTATGTGAAGCTAAGAAAAAAATAACTTTACAAAATTTTAATGGTTTAATTCAATATGATTTAATTCCAAATGAACTAGAATTGCAAAAAAGAACATTTTTATTTACAAAATATTTAAAAGCAAATAAAAAAGTTGGTAAATATTACGTTTTTGATAATGTCTGTGAAGAATTTTATAACAAGCATTTTGATTTAGAACAATTAGAAGTTATAAATGGATTAACTTGTATTTTACAAACAAGATGGGATAAAATTTATCAAACAGTTATGGATACAGCAAGAGATTGGATAAAAAATAATCAAGAAAAAATATTAAATAGCTTTAATAGTATTTTATTTAAAGAATGTTGGGATAAATATGCAAAAGGAAATGAGAGTTCATATGAAATGGAATCTTTATGTTTTTATTATCATGACCATGAATTAATAAATGTAAATAATAATAAATATGGTATAATAGATTTTAATGAATTGGCATCTACCCCACAAATAGATTATTTCTTTAAAAGAAATGGAAGAGATATACCTATATATAAAATATATAAAATAGCAGGAACTGTTATTGGAAAAAATGATAATCGTTCTTCAATTACTTTGCTAACTCCAACTGGAGTTGTTAATGTTAAATTTACAAAAGAATATTATGCTATGTATAATCGTCAAATCTCTGAACTTGGAGAAGATAATATAAAGCATGTTGTTGAAAAAGGATGGTTTACAAGAGGTGTCAAGCTATTAATTGCGGGATATAAAAGAGATGATACTTTTGTTGCAAAGACATATAAAAATAATAGTTTTCATCAATTATATCAAATTACAAATATATATAACAATGGAGATATACAATTAATTCACGAAAGAGCAAATATGAAAGAGTAAAATAGATACTATTTAAAAATAGTATCTTTGCTCTATTTTATATGTTTTTATTGATTCGGGCAAAATCAAATCATTCTTTTAAAATCATTTTTATATATAGTAGAAAGGAGATAAATATTATGATAAAATTTTACAGTACACATTGTCCTCGTTGCCGCGTTTTACAAGAAAAACTAGACAGCAAAAATATAAAATATGAAATTCATACAGATACTCAAGAGATGGTTCAACTAGGTCTAGTTAATGCACCTGCTTTGCAACTTGAAGATGGACAAATATTAGACTTTGGTAAGGCAGTTAAATGGATAGGAGGATATAATGCAAATTAATATAAAACTTAATAAAAATTTTACAACTCAATATAACAAACTTCAAGCTGAATATGGAGAAGAAATTTCAAAATTAAATGGCTTTGGAGATGAACAATTATCTTATAGTGATTTTATAGATAATTTTATTGATGAAAAAGTAGTAGCAAATGCATCTATTGATGGAAATAGCAACGTAGGTAGAAAAGATATTGTTACATTATTATCAGAAATGAGTAAACCACATAGAAAACTTTTAGCTTATAATAAAATATATTATGAAATTCAGAAAAAATATGGATTTAAAGCAGCTAATGACTGGCTAAAATTAGATTGAGAAGGTAAATTATATATGCATGACGCAGATACATCTACTTTCAAATCATATTGTTTTGCTTATGACTTAAAAGATTTAGCTGAAAAAGGATTATATTTTATTGGAGGAACTTTTAATGCTCAGCCTCCAAAACATTTAACAACCTTTGTTGATTTTGTTAAAGAATTTATAAGCTATGCTTCTAATAGAACTTCTGGAGCTGTTGGCTTACCAAATTTAATTCCTTATATGTATTATTTTTGGAAGAAAGATATTGAAGAAGACTATTTAGGAATAAAAACTAGTCAATGTGAAGATAAATATGCCCGTCAAAATTTTCAAAGATTTATTTATGCAGTGAACCAACCTTATACAAGGGATGGATCTCAAAGTGCATTTACTAATACATCTGTTTTCGATCATCCTTATTTTGAAGCTCTATTTGGAGGCTCTAATTTCCCAGATGGAAGTTATATGATAGATTATGAAGAAGAAATTATAGATTTTCAAAAAATATATCTTGAAGTAATGGCAAAAATAAGATATTCTAATATGTTTACTTTTCCAATTCAAACAATTTCATTACTAAGACAAAATGGAAAATTTGTAGATGAAGAATTTGCAAAATGAGCGATAGAGCATAATAGAGAATGGTCTGATTCTAATTTGTTTGTTGATGACTCTGTTAATTCATTAAGCAATTGTTGTAGATTAAAATCTGATATTCGTGATTTAGGATACTTCAACAGTATTGGTGGAACTGCTTTAAAAGTTGGTTCAGTAAAGGTTTCAACAATTAATTTAGCAAGGTTGGCTTTAGATACAAACACAGAAGAAGAATATTTAGAAGAGTTAAAAAATAGAATAATTATAAACTTAGAAGCTTTAGATGCAGTAAGACATATTATTCAAAGAGATGTTGAAAAAGAATTACTACCTAATTTTAATTATGATTTGATAGACTTTGAACATTTGTATAATACTATTGGCTTTATTGGAATATATGAAACAATGAAAAAATTTGGATATACAAAAGTAGATGAATTAGGAAATACATTCTATACTGATGCTGCAGCTGCTTTTGGAAAGAAAATTTTTGAAGTAATGCGTGAAACCGCAGATGATTTTATTGAAAAAAATAATTGTGATTATAAAATAAATACGGAACAAATACCTGGAGAAACTGCGGCAGCAAAACTTATGAAGAAAGATAAATTCTTCTACCCTGATGCAAATATATATGATTTACCTCTTTATGGAAATCAATTTGTCCCTCTAGGAATTCAAACAACATTAGCAGAAAGAGTAAGAGTTCAAGCGATGTTCGATGGTTTTTGTAATGGAGGTTCAATTCTTCATGCCAATATAGATGCTCCATTTGATAGTTTTGACAAAGCTTGAAATATGGTTAATTGGATTGCAGATCAAGGAGTTACTTATTTTGCTTTTAATACAAAAATACAAGCTTGCGAAGATAATCATGCCTTCTATGGAAGAACATGCTCTGTATGTGGAAAACCAGTTTCAACTGAATATACTAGAATAGTTGGCTTTTACACACCTATTAAAACTTGGTCTAAAGCTAGGCAAGATGAATATGTAATGAGAAGATGGGAGAATATTAATAAAAATGTTAATTAAAGGAATAATAGATTGTGATTTAGTTAATTATAAAGAACCTTGTTTAACAATAGAAACTTCTAAATGTAGTTTTAAATGTGATAAAGAATGCGGAATGCAGGTTTGTCAAAATTCAAGCCTAGCATCCGCTCCTGTAATAGATATTTCTATTGAAAAAATTATAGAATACTTTGATAGTAATTTAATTACAAAAGCTATTTGTTTTCAAGGCTTGGAACCTTTTGATACATTTAATGATATGTTTTCTTTTATTCAAAATTTTAGAATAGCTCATGATGATTTCATTGTTATATATACAGGATATAATAAAAATGAAATTGAAAAAGAAATAGAGTTATTAAGACAATATAAAAATATTATAATAAAATTTGGAAGATTTATTCCTAATCAGCAATCTAGGTATGATAATATATTGGGAGTAAATCTATCTTCTAATAATCAATATGCGGAGGTTATTTGTTAATGAGAAAATTTAAAATAAATACAGAAGAACCTGAATTGGTATCTGAAATTATAAAACAAGTAAAGTCTAATGGCGGTTATTGCCCTTGTAAGGTACTTCATAATGAAGATACAAAATGTATGTGCAAAGAATTTAAAGATATTTTAAATTCAACTAACGAGCCTATTTATGATACTTGTGCATGTGGTTTATATAGAATTGAAGAAAAAAAGTAGGAAACTCTTTCCTACTTTTTTATTTTTGACTTTTATTAAAAAAAATGATATAATTATTTATATAAAACATAGGAGGTTAAAAAATGAGCCAAAAAGAAATAGAATTTGGAAATCTTTATGATATAAATAAAAATATAGTTAAGCAAAATGAAATAGAGCTTAGTGAAGGTATTTTAAATAGTAAAAAAGAAATAATTAAAAATTTTATCATGAGTAAGTCAGATGATTTTTATTTTATGCTATTATGCAATGAAAAAAAAGACTATACAATATTTGATTTCAAAGATTATAAAACACCAGAAAGAAGTTTAAATTGTGCAAAATGTTTAGTAGATGAATGTCTAGCTAATCGTGGTGAAATTCGTGGTATTGATTTAACAAAAGATAGAGATGCTATTGAAATATGGATGGTTATAGATAATGAAGCTTATGTATATTACTTTTTTCCATATGAAAGTGGTGTAATCTTTGATTTTTAAGGAGGAAATATTATAATGAAAAAAATTGTTAGTGTTATTAAACCATTTATAATAAATCAAAATATTTTTGTTTATGAAGATGGAAATAAAATAGATGCAGTATCAGTTCCTTTAAATAATATACAGGATATTTTAATTAATACGGCAAATAAATATGAAATTACAGAAGTGGAATTAATTGGTTCTAAGAAATATTTGAATGGAATAATTAAAAAAATCCAAGAAGAGGAAATGACACAATATAAAGAAAATAAATTAAATATAAAAATAATTGCTGGATAAGGAGGTAAATATGAAGTATTTAGTTACAACAACAGAAGTTTATAGATTTAGTAGTGAAAATGAAGCTACAGTTTTTATAGAAGAAGCTAAAAAAGAATCTGGATATATTTTAACTAAACATACAGTTGAATATAAAGAGAGAAAACAAAAAGGTGAAGTTATAGATTATTGATGGAAGGTTACTTTAGTTAAAGGATTTAATTCAGAAAAAGAACCTACAACAGATGTAGATGTAAAATATGAAATAGGGAGCGCTTTTTAATTATGGAAAAAATAAAATATAAAAAATTAAATGAATATGCAAAAGAACCAACTAGAGGAAGTGTGGCAGCAGCAGGTTACGATCTTTATGCTGCAATTGATAATCCAATAACAATTCCCGCACATTCAACAGTAAAAATAGGAACAGGATTAGCTTTTGCATTGCCAGATAATACTTTTGCAGCAATATTTGCTAGAAGTGGATTAGCTACAAAACAAGGACTAAGACCAGCAAATTGTGTTGGAGTATGCGATAGTGATTATCGTGGAGAATATATTGTAGCACTACATAATGATACTGATAATGAACAAATTATTAACCCAGGAGACCGTATTGCACAAATAGTATTAATGCCATATATACCAATGGTATTTGAAGAAGTTAAAGATTTAGATGAAACAGAACGCGGTCAAGGCGGTTTTGGAAGTACAGGAGTTTAATATGAATAAAATAGAAAAACACAAAGAGTTATTAGATAATCTCCATAATCTATATATAACAAAAAATCATGATTATGGAGATAGTGTTCATGATACTTATGAAAAATATGGTTTAATTTCATTTTTAGTTAGAATGGAAGATAAATTAAATAGAGTAAGAACATTAAATAAAAACATTAATAATATTCAAGTACCAACAGAAAAAATCGAAGATACATTATTAGATTTGGCAAATTATGCAATTTTAGCGGTATTAGAATTAAAAGAAGAAGAGGAGAAAAATTAAATGGCTTATTATAATTTAAAAGCTAACATAACAGATTTTAATATTGATTGAAAAAAAATTAAATCTGCTTGTATGACAACAATTTCAAAAGAAGCTGGAGATAAAGAACCATCTCACGAATGGAAAAGAAAATTACTTTTGTGCGAACATAGCCCAATTAGACGTGGAACAATTAGTTGGAAATGAGATGCTATTCCTTATGCTATTTCTACTCATTTTGTTAGACATCATGAAGGGGTAGAAAAATGGGTTGGAACACAAAGAGCAGATAGAACAGAAGTAAAAGATAGAAGTCAACGTAGTCAAATGGATACCATTCCAATGGAAATGGAAGCTAATATTCAAGCTTTAATTAATATCTCCGCAAAAAGATTATGCACATGCGCAGATCCAACAACAAGAGATTATTGAAGAAGTGTTTTAAAAGAGATAAAACAATATGATGAAGATATATATTGGGCTTGTGTACCTCAATGCATTCGTTGCGGTGGTTGCCCTGAATACAAGTCTTGTGGATTCTATGAAGCTTTTGCAAAAAAACTTTCATTTGAAGAACAAATAGATATGACAAAAAGATATAACAAATATAATGAAACAAGAATTGATATTTATTAAAAAATATAATATAATAATTATATAAAATAAATAAGAAAGGGAGAGAAAAAATGATAAAAGAAATATTAACCTATGAAAAAAATAAAGACATATTAACTCAAAAAAGTGAAGACGTAATTGAAATTAATGAAGAAATTAAGCAATTAATTCAAGATTTAAAAGACACCTTAGCTGTTCATCCTACCGGTGTAGGTATTTCCGCAATACAAATTGGGACACCAAAAAAAGTATGTATAATTAAACATAATGGTCAAATATATACTTTGATTAATCCTACTATTACAAGACAAAGAGGCAATATTGATTTTATAGAAGGATGTTTAAGTGCACCTAATAAACATAAGAAAGTATCTAGAGCTCAAAAAGTTTGGTGTGATTATATGGATGAAAATGGAGATTTTAAACAATTAGCAGAAGGAGGATTATGCTCAGTTATAATCCAACATGAATTAGACCATTTTAATGGATGGTGCGAAGTTTTTTCAGAATATGAGGAAAAATAGTAAAAAGAGAAAAAGGAGAGAAAGAGAATGAGTTTTTTAATATTAGGTATTATATTAGTAGCGATTATTTTATTAAGTGTTTTAATTGGAGTAAGTTATGTTAAATGCCCTCCAGATATGGTTTTTCTAATTTCAGGTATTAAAAAAGAACCAAGAGTTATAACTGGAAAAGCAGCATTTAGAATTCCATTTTTTGAAAGAATTGATAAAATTCCTTTAAAACTTATTCAAATAGATGTAAGAACAAATAGAGTCCCAACAAATGATTATATCAATGTTGATGTAGATGCTGTTGCAAATGTTAGAATATCAACAAAAGCAGAGTTAATACAAATTGCAGCAAAACATTTCTTAAATCAAACAACAAATGATATTGCGGTAAATGTTCAACAAATACTTGAAGGAAATATGCGTGAAATTATAGGGCAAATGCAATTAACGGATTTAGTAAATAATAAACAGTTATTTTCACAAAAAATACAAGAAAATGCTACTGATGATATAGAAAAACTTGGTCTTGAAATCGTAAATTTAAATGTTCAAAATGTTACTGATGATAATGATGCTATTGTTAATTTAGGAGTAGATAATTTAGTTAAAATTCAAAAAGATGCTAAGATTGCTAAAGCAAAAGCTGAAAAAGAAATAAAAGTTGCGGAAGCTGCTGCTGATGAAGAAGGTGCTAAAGCAAGAGCTGAAGCAGATGCAAAAATTGCTGAACAACAAAAAGAACTTAGATTAAAACAAGCAAGTTATAAAAAACAACAAGATGTTGCTAAGGCTGAAGCAGATGCTGCATATAAAATTCAAGAACAAGAGCAAATGAGAGTTATTAATGAAACTCAAGTTGCTGCAGAAGTTGCTAAAGCAGAAAAAATGACTGAACTAAAAGAAAAAGAAGTTGCTTTAAAAGAAAAAGAACTTGATGCACTTGTAAGAAAACAAGCTGATGCAGATAAATATGCAGCAGAAGTAAAGGCTCAAGCTAATAAAAAAGTTGCTATTGAAAATGCTGAAGCAGAAAAAGAAAAGGCTAAATTAAATGCTGAAGCTCAAGTCGCAATAGCAGAAGCTAGTAAAAGAGCTGCTGAATTGGAGGCAGAAGGTATTAAAGCAAAACTTTTAGCTGAAGCAGAAGGAAAGAAAGCCATATTATTAGCTGAGGCTGAAGGTGTAAAAGCAAAAGCTCTTGCTGAAGCAGAAGGTATAGAGAAGAAAGCTGAAGCTCAAAAGAAGATGGGCGAAGCATCTATTGTAGAAATGGTTATGAATGCATTACCTCAAGTTGCAAAAGAAGTATCAACTCCATTATCAAATATTGATAGTATAACAATGTATGGAGATCAATCTACTGAATTAATTGAAAATGGAACTCAAAAAATAAGTAAAATATTAAAAGTAGCTGAAGATAGTTTAGGTTTAGATTTAAAAAGTTTAATAACAGGTTTTGCTGCTAATAAGCTATTAAATAATGATAATAAACAATAGAATATTTTAAAAAAGAAGTGATTTTTATAAATCACTTCTTTTTATTTTTTGACAGTTCTAGAATTTTATGTTATAATTGAAATATAAAGGAGATGTTTATATGGACAATATATTTTTTAGTGTTATTATGCCTAACTATAATAATGAAAAATATTTAGATAAAAGTATAAATTCAATATTAAAGCAAGATTTTAAAAATTTTGAATTTATTTTTATAGATGATTTATCAACGGATAATAGCGTAGAAAAAGCAAAAGAAATATGCAAAAATTATTCTAATACACATATTATAATTCCAAATCATAAAGTTTGAAATGGAGGAGGAAGAAATATTGGAGCGGCCGCCGCAAAAGGTCAATATCTTATTTTTTTAGATTCAGATGACTGATTTGCAGATACACACTTCTTTTCAGCTTTATATAATCATATTATTAATAATAGCTATCCAGATTTAATTAGACTAACTTTTGATTTATTAACAAATACAAATGAAATATTACATATTCCATTGCAAGAAAAAACTATTAAAGAATTAGTAGATAGTTGTTTTGTAGCTTGTTGAACGAAAGTTCTTAAAAGGGAAAAATTTATTCAATTCCCTGAAAATACTTTAATGGAAGATGTTGTTCAACATATAGCTATTTGTGATACAATATCTAATTTTACAATTTTAGATAATATTGTTTCAGTAATTTATAATAAACAAAATGTTAATAGTTGTTCAGCTCAAGAAAATGAACATTTGCAAAATGGAAAATGAAAATCTAGTATGTTTAGGTATTATGCAGATTTATATGATTTGCGATTAACTCATGACTATTGTGAAGACCATCGCCAAAGAAGATTAAAAGATGCAAAAGCAAATATCGATGCAGGATTATCTATACAATAGGAGATAAATATGGAAGAAGAATATTATACAAATATATTTTATTTTGATAGAATAAATAAGATTGGCGGGGTTGAAACCTTTTTTTATGAAATAGCAAAAAAATATTGTGATAATGATATTACAGTACTTTATTCTTATGGAGATATGAATCAAATAAGAAGATTAAAAAAATTAATTAGAGTAAAAAAATATACTGGACAAATAATTAAATGTAAAAATGCTTTTTTTAATTATAGTTTAAAACCAATAGATAATATACACGCAGAAAAATATTATGAAATTATTCATGCTAATTATGAACAAATACACATGAAACCTAATATACATTCTAAAATTGATGAATACATTGGAGTTAGTCAAGATGTTTGTGATGCTTTTACAAGGATTACTAATTTACCTTGTACATTATGCTATAATCCTATAACAATAGAAAAACCTAAAAAAGTTTTATATCTTATTTCAGCAACAAGATTAACAAAAGAAAAAGGAAAAGAAAGAATATTAAAATTCGCAAAAGCTTTAGATGACGCGAGGATACCATATATTTGAACTATATTCACTAATGATACTAAAGCTATTCAGCATCCTAGAATTATATTTATAGAACCGCAATTAAACATAAGAGATTATATAGCTAAATCAGATTACACAGTACAATTAAGCGATACAGAAGCGTATTGTTACACAATGATAGAAAGTTTAATGCTAAAAGTTCCAATTATAGTAACACCATGACCTGTATTAAAAGAATTAAATATTGATGAAAAATGTGGCTTTATACTACCTTTTGATATGAGCAATATTCCTGCAAAAGAAATATATGAAAAACAATTTGATATAAAATATAATCCTCCTAAGGATATATGAAATAATTTTATATATCATACAAAATCTACTTATAAAGAAGAATGTGAAGCATTATATTTAGTCGAAGCCTTAGATACATATCAAAAGAAAAATTTCATAGACATAGAATTAGGCTTTAAACCAAGTCCTGGTTCTAGATGAGTTGTAACAAAAGATAGATTAGATATGCTATTAGGAGAAAATGACACTCAGGAAAAATATGCAAAACTTATTAAAAAATTAGATAAAAATGAAACAGAGGTGATTTAATGAATATATTAAGCTTAGATTTATCAACGAAAAGTTCGCGGGTGAGCGTATTTTGAAAAAGAAGTGCTTAAAGATCATGGCTGTATTACTTCTGCTTCAACAGATTTAATAAAAAGAATATATAAAATGACAGATGGAATTGCAGAAATTCTGAATAAATACAATATAGATAAAATAATAGTAGAAGAAGTAAGACCTGAAGGCGGATATGGAGTGGGTAATACAAAAACACATCGAGCTTTAATGTGATTACAAGCGGCAACCGCCTTTTTAATACATGATAAATATTCCAATATAGAAATAGAATATATATATCCAAGCTCTTGGCGTGCTACACTAGGTATAAAAAATGGAAGAGGAATAAAAAGAGTTTCTCTTAAAGAACAAGATATAGAATATGTAAAAGAAAAATATAATATTATAGTTAATGACGATGAAGCAGATGCAATATGTATAGGTTTGTCACAATATAAAGAAAAAGATAATAATGAAATAAATTGAGAATAAAAAAAAGAGATGGTGTTATTAACCATCTCTTTATATTTCTGACACTGTTTTAACTTCGGTTAATTGTGGAAATCTAGTTGTAATTCATCTCTTTGCATTATTATCGGCAACTATAATTCTACAATTATCAGGAATACCATTAAACATACTTGTAGATGTAGTAACATTATTAAAATTAAAATTGCGGATATCTAAGTTTGATAAAACTTTACAATTTGCAAACATGTAACTCATATCTGTAACTTTTAATGTATTAAAATTGCTTAAATCTAAATTTTTAAGTTGATTACAAGAGTAAAACATATATTTCATACTTGTAATATTATTTGTATTGAAATTAGATACATTTAATTCTTGTAGTCCATTACAATAATAAAACATCATATCCATTGTAGTTAATTTAGAAGTGTCTAAAGATTTTAATTCTTCATTTAATTCAGCTCCTTTATATTCTCTAAAAGATATAAATCTAGGAGCATACAATGTAGAAATCATATCTATTGCTTCACTCATATCTTCAGGTTTATATTTAGCAGTACCGCCAATCTTATTACGAATACTATTTGCAATATTAGTTAAATAATCTTTTGTTACTAATACTTTCATTAAAATTCCACCTCATCTCCATTGATAATACTATCAATTGCTGCATTAATCGCACTATTCATTTCACTTATTGTAGGATAATCTGATAAATCTACTGTTTGAGTTCCTAATTTTTCTCATTGAGTAGTGTATATATATTCATCATATAAGTTACTTGTTTCTCCACTATTATTTGGTAATAAATAAACAGTTGTGGTACTTATATCTTCGGTTGGTAATTGATTTACAACAGAAATAGCAAATTTAGGGATAACACTAATCATATCATTTATCTCTTCTTTTGTATATCTATCATCAATTAAACTCCTTAATTCAGAATCATCATATTCAACAGAATCTCCTTTAGGACCTTTTAGTACAGGAGAAGTATAAACACTTCCATCTGTTAAAGTTATAATTAATTCAAATTCTTCATTCATAACAATAGAATCTACACCAACACCATCTTCTCCTTTAGGACCTGTAACATGCAAGTCGTTAATAGTTAAACCTTTTATTTTATTTTGTGCTTTACCTACTATATCTGCCATTTAAGATTCCTCCTTTACACTTTCAGGATACAATTTAAAAATTTTTGGTCCATTATCATCAAAACCTAATAGCATTTGAGCAACAGATGAATCTGGGTTTAATTCTATATCATATCAATAATCAGTGATTTTATTTATTACAGTTCCTATTTTTGAATCAAAGCTAGTTATAGAAATAGTTACTTCTTCAGTATCTTCTTGTACTATTGTATCAACAGACATTACTACTGTATTTTCTTTATTAACTTTCGTAACATTTAATCTTACTACATCGCCAGCTAAAAAAGTATATGGATTTCCTTCTGGAGTTAAAGCACCAAAAGTAATTGAACCAGATTGTCCTCTAGTTACTTTTAGAGTTGTGCCATCTTCGTCTATATCAAACATTATATCTAGCCTCCTTTAAAAACTTTCTAATATAAATAAAAAATATCAATAAAATATTTTTTATTTATGCCCAATAAAAAAAAGCTACAACTATAATTGTTGTAGCTTTTTAAATACTTTATTTGTTATATTAATTATTTCTTCTCCATATGTTGCTATAATATCAGCAATTATCTCTTCTTGTTCAAGAGAAAGATAAACATCATAAGAGAACATCGCGGCATGTACTATCTCATGACAAAGAACTTTCCTTAGCATACTTCCTTCTAAATTCTCTGCTAAATATATGGTTTTATTATTTCTATCACACATACCTAATGTATATGATCCATTTTCATACATCAACACTGTATCTTGTGGATATACGAATTTAATTCTCCATGATATTCCATTTATTGTAATCATTATTTTATTTTTTCTGCTAAGGTAGACATTTTTTGAGAAAGAATTTGTTTTTCTTCTGGAGTAGCATCATTAATCATTTCCATAATATCTCCACTTAATTCTTGCATATATTTTTCTAATTCTGCCATTTGTTTTTCTTTTCCTTCATGCATTTCTTTAGACTCCATATACATACGTCTTGAGTTTCCACTTCTTCCTTCGCGGTAATCTCTTAATTCTCTAGGATATACGTTATTATAGTCTCTCATTCCGCGACTATATGCATCTCCATAGTAGTAAGGTTCTCATTCTTTCATTGGATAATAATATTTTCCATCTGAGTATCCTCTTCCATTACCACGTGCGTTATTACCTCCAGAGTTATTTCCATCTCCATTATAATACATAACAGGATAATACATCATTTCACGACTAGGTTCTTTTTCTTTTTCTTCCATTGCTTCAACCACTGTGCAATAATAGATTGTTTCTTCTAAATCTTTTATCATGTCAACTACTTCGCCTAGTTCTTCTGCATCTGCATTGTGTAAATCATTTAATTGTCCTTCTACACAACTCATTAATCTTTCTTTCATTGCTTTTAATCTTTCCATGCTATGCCACCCTTTCTACGATTAAATTAGCATTTTCTACTAATATATCGTCCTCACTTGTATTTTCTACACTAATTTGAGTGCAGCATCCTGCAGGAACATCAATATTAACATCTCTGCTTACATTAAAAAATTCTTCTACTGCAGCAGGTGTTACAATCATTCTTGTACTAGCAACAGGCTCACCATCAATTGCAATAGCAACTGAAATTGGTCCTACTGTTCCTCCAGTAGGAACTGCAATATTTGCTCCAAAAGATACTCTAAATCTAGCACGAGGTTGGTAAGTGGTTAAGCCACGTAAAGTAACTAAACCACTTCCAGATCTATGCATTATGGAGCTATTGCCGCGAACTGCGACATTAGTAAATAAAACTACTTGATTTGGCTCTACTGTTTGTTGAGCCACAGCTGTAAATTCTGCCATCTTTTTATTACCTCCATTAATTATTTTTAACTAGAAATTTCCGCATCCGCATCCATTGTATCCAGTATTGCAGCAATATGGATTTGGTACTGTGTATGCTGGAATTGGACAAGGTCTTAATTGATCAACTAAGTAATTATTTTGTGCAGCTTGAGATGCAGCAAATTTTAATGCTTGATTTTCATCTCTTAAATCTGCCATCTTATCACTAGTTAATCTATCTAAGATTGCTCTAGTATTTGCATTTTGATTTTCTACAATATCTCTAGTTTGGTTGCAAATATCTTGTCTGATTCCATTTACTTGAGTTGCTAAATTATAGTTAGTATCTGCAAATCCTCTTTCAATTTGGAATCTAGTATCACAGCAGCAACTAGACATTTGATTTCCTAATGCTGTAATTTGACTTCCAATAGCGTAAGTATTTTGCATACCATTTACATTAACATCATTAATTCCTGATTGTAATTGATATCCAAGATTATTTAAGTTAGTATTAATTCCATTACCTACACTATTAATTGTAGCATTTGTTGTAGCAAAATTATTACATAATGTACCTTGTAAATCACATACTCCTTGTAAAATATTTGTGCTTAAATCATGATAATCACTGCTTAAGTCTTCTCTTGTGTTTCTCATAGTGTGTTGTAAATCAGAGAAACCTAACTCTTGATTTAAATCAGCTCTTGTTAAAGCGCCTTGCATTGCTGCACCATTAAATCCAGCTCCTCCATTTCCACCAAAGAATCCACCATTTCCTCATCCACCAAAAGCAAATAAGAATAAAAGAATAACTCACCAACCATCTCCTCCTCAGCCATTTCCGCCAAAAAGTCCTCCGTTGTGGTTATTTCCAGTTGCGGCAGCTATATCCGCTAAGCTGTAACCATTATTTGAGTTAAACATATAAACTCTCCTTTCCTATAAAATATATATCTTTAAAGTTTAAAGGTATCCCTAAAAGCCTTAAATTCTTTATCATAATCCAATCCGCGCTCTTTAGCAACATTACGAACAATACCTTCTATTTCATCAGTTCTTCCTTCTTTAATTAAATTTGCTAAATTTTGCATAATTGGATTTCCTTGATTCGCAGCCTCGTTAACCATATTAGTTACAATTGCTGATGGGTCTTGATTTTTAAAACTATTAATTATTTTAAATATATCCTGTTGATTTCTAATAAGCATTTATTTTCACTTCCTTTGCAGTATCCGACGTAGCTTGTTTTTGAACTTGCTGTTGTGGAGTAGTATTCATTAATAAATCTAATTTTTGATTAAGAATGTTAATTTTTTCTAATAATTCATTTTTTGAAGAATTCTCTTTTGCTTCTCTTGTTTCTTCTGCGGGAATTAATTTATAGGTATTTATTTGAGTAGTTCCATTATTATTTCATGACTTTATATAAACTTCAGTTAAGTCTCCTTTTGGAAAAACACCGAATCCTCCGAAAGGAACTTCATTTACTCTAACCATTTCTATACTATCTACTACTTTTCC